CTATCCGCGAAGACTTGGCTGGCAAGAAGACTTACATGCTAATCGGTTTCGCAATAAGCACGATACTGGGTCAGTATCTGTTCAGTGTGGATCTGGGTGTACCAGCTCTTCCCCAAGCAAACACAATTGGCGAGCTTGTCCAGCAAGCCTACGGTTTCTTGATCGCCGGTTCATTCCGAGCGGCAATTAATAAGGATGAATAAGTATTTACTTATGTTGGTCGCTGTCGCAGTGCTTATTGCTCTCGGCAGCGTCCTCATCAAATCATATGGTAGCTCCGAGTACCGTCGGGGTAAGGCGGATGCAGTCGCCAGTGTGAATGCTGAGGTCGTCAAGGAGGGCAAGAAGCATGAGAAGAAGAAGTTGGAAATTCGTAACCTTAGCAATGATGATCTTGTGCGCCGTTACTGTAAGTGGGTGTACGACGTGCCCTACGCTGAATGTCTGCGGACCGTTAGAATTGTCGAGTAAGTCTCAGCTAACAAGAGGGGATATGCAGCAGATCACGGCGCACAATGAGAGTGTGACCGATGAGTGACCTGTCGAAACTCACAGATGATCACCTAAATGAAGAGTTACTACTCCGTCGGCGCCAGTTGATGATTGAGAAGGCTCGAACCAGTATGCAGGATTACTGCCATCTGATGATGCCCCACCCTGAAGACCCGGACGATACAGAACTCAGCGAGTACCAACGGGCCGGACACGCCTCAATGTTGTGCGACATTGTGGAGCGTTTTGAGAGCGGTAAGAGTAAGCGTGTAGCAGTATCAATACCACCGCAGCATGGTAAGACCATCCATCTGTCTCAGATCGGGTTGTCGTGGATCTGGGGTAAGAATCCCCGCAAGAACATAGCCGTGGTTACTTATAACCAGACTCGTGCTGATGAATTAGGGCATGAGTTCCGGCAAATGATCAAGGATAGTCCCGTCTACAGGCAGATATTTCCTGACATGGAGTTTCAGTCCGACGCAAAGTCAAAGTCATTTATGCAGAATAAAAAGGGTGGTAAGATATTCTTCATCGGGGTCGGTGGTACCATCACTGGTCGTACAGCGGATTATATCATCATTGATGATCCGTTCAAGGGTGACGATGATGAGTTTACCGATAACCATCTGGAGAAGATCTGGTCTTGGTTCTTTAAGGTGGCCTATTCCCGCGGGTCAAATAAAACGAAAATCTGTGTCATTCACACGCGCTGGAATGAGGATGACCTGATTGGTAGGTTGTGTGACCCTACGCACTCCGAGAGGAGCAAGCGTTTTAAGGGTATCGCCGATGACTGGGAGTTTATGAACATACCCGGTGTTATCCGGGATAGCAGACTGGCCAAGGCGCTCGGTCTAAGGTTATCGAAACCGCTGGACAGGAAAGTGATCGAGCAGTTCGGTGAGAAACCATGCACCGCACTCTGGCCAAAGGAAAAGTCGCTTGAGTTCTTCGCTCAGTGGAAACGCGGTGATCCTCGATCGTTCTCTGCGCTCGTGATGGGTTCTCCTACGCCAGAGGATGGTATGTATTTCACTGACGCTATGGTTCAGGAGTACATGCCATCAGACTTGCCGAGTAACTTAAGAAAGTATAGCGCGTCGGATCACGCCGTGTCTGAAAAACAGCAACGCGATAAAACAGTTATCGGAACAGTCGGTGTTGACGAGGATGACAACATTTGGATTATGCCTGATCTTGTCTGGGACCAGATGGAGACTGATCGGACGGTTGAGGAGCTTCTGGCTTGCTTCCGGAATCATAAGCCCCAGTGTCATTGGTTGGAGAGTGAGCTGATCTCCAAATCGTTCGGACCGTTCCTGCGTAAGAGGATGATTGAGGAACGAATATACACGCTGATCGATCCAGTTGTTCCGTCAAAGGATAAGATGACTAGGGCGAGGTCGATACAGGGTCGTATGGCTATGGGTAAAGTGTTTTTCCCTGCATTCGCACCTTGGTATCAGGATGCAAAGAACCAACTGATGAGATTTCCTCACGCCGCGAACGACGATTTCGTTGACTGGATAGCATGGATTGGGTTAGGGTTGGTCAAGGAACTTGCAGCCACATCTTATAGGCCGCCGAAGAGTAAGGCACCGAAGACTGGCACAATGGCATGGGTGATACATGCTGGCGATGGGCAACAGAAGAAGCAGAACAGTATAAAAGGTTGGTGAGATGTTAGAGTCATTAGAATACATGATGGGTGAGGAGAAACCTGACAGCGGTGTGCAGCGTGAGGAGCCCGTTCTTCCAGAGGGTGTCAAGCAGTCTGTCGATAAGTGGCAGAAAAAGATCATGGCTGCGAAGGAATACTTCAAGAAAGACTTTAAACGTATGCGTGATGATATGAATATTGCGCGTTCCGGTGCATCGGATGAGTGGATTGATCAGGGTAATTACACAGTGCCGATTATCAATCGTTACCTCAATCAAGCGGTCGCATCACTATACGCTAGGAACCCGACCGCATATGTTGACCGTCGTAAGACGTTAGATTATGCCCATTGGGACGGTAAACCCGAGACAGCATTGTCGGCACTTGAGGGTCTGCGTTTGGGTGACCCGGCGTCGATCCAGCTAGCCGCTGACATTGAGCAGGGTCGTCAAAGGCATGAGATTCTAGGCCGGACAGGTCAGACACTTGAGATACTCTTCGATTATTACTCGAACGAGCAGAAACCGCGACTGAAGCCGCTTATGAAGAGTTTTGTCCGTAGGGCGAAGACCTGCTCCGTCGCGTACATGATGCTCGGTTTCCAACGTGAGTATGCCCAGTTGACACCTGATGATAGTGCCAAGCTGGAGGATTGCAGAAATAAGCTCGGTGAGTTGCAGCGTCGTATGCAGGACTATGTTGACGGTGAAATAATGGATTCTGATCAGGATCAGGTCTATGAGTTAGAGACACTCATCGCGAGCCTAGAGAATCAACAGAATCTGATACTGCGTGAGGGGCCAGTATTCATGTTCCCTAAGGCAACCGAGGTCATTATCGACCCGTCGTGTACTCACCTCATGGGGTTCGTTGGTGCAGGATGGGTTGCTCGTGAATTTCACAAGTCATCCGAAGAGGTTCAGAAGATCTACGGTGTCGATATCGGTAAGAGCTATATGCCTTATAAGCAGTATGGTAAGGGGGAGCTTGCCGAGTATCACAGGCACACGCAGAGTGAGGACGACGGCAAGAGTGACCGGATTGACGGGATGGTCTGTGTTTGGGAGATATATAACAAGGATCTCGGTCAGACCATGACAATCGCTGATGGTTATCCGGGCTTTCTGGTAGAGCCTAAAGAACCTGATTATTGGATGGAGGGTTTCTGGCCTATGTTTGCTCTTACGTTCAACGATGTTGAGCATGAGAAGGAACTATACCCGCCGTCTGATGTACACATGCTGAAGCATGTCCAAGCTGAATATAACCGGTCTCGTGAGTATCGTAGGTTACATCGCGAAGCGAACAAGCCGAAATATGCATCTGTGAAGGGTCGTCTGACCGATGCGGACAAAGAGTTACTGTCGAATGCGCCGCCCCATGCGGTTATCGAGTTTGAGAGTCTCGGTCAGGGTGAGCGGGTTGCTGATCTTGTTCAGCGATTCGAGAGCGTACCTATTGACCCTGCGCTATATGAGACCAACTCCGAGATGGAGGATATCCTGCGTATTGTCGGCGCTCAGGAGGCGAATCTGGGCAGCGTGAGCGGCATCACGGCAACCGAGGCGTCAATCGGTGAGGGTGGTCGTATGACATCATTGGCCGCAAACGTAGATGATCTTGACGAGTTCTTATCCGATGTATTCTCGGCTCTGGGTCAGTTGTTGATTATGGAGATGTCGGCAGAGAAGGTGCATGAGATTGTTGGTCAAGGTGCTGTGTGGCCTGAGTTAGACCGATTGACAGTCGCGAAGCAATTACAACTCAAGATCCGTGCTGGATCATCTGGTAGGCCGAATAAGGCCGCAGAGTTGGCAAACATGGAGCGTGGTATGCCATTCCTCATCCAGTTGCCGGGTGTCAATCCGTATCCACTTGGTCAGCGTTATGCTGATCTACTTGAGATTGATCTGAACGACATCATTATTGAAGGTATTCCTTCGATACAGGCGTTGAACGCTCAGGCGGGGCCAGCGCAGTCTCAGGGTGCAGGGACAGAGAACGACCCTAATGCTCAAGGTAACGAGGGTGCAAATAACCAGCAATCTACAGACCCTAACGGGCAGGGTCCACAACCGGGCTTTAACTCTCCACAAGATGTGCTCAACTTTGATCAGAATGGCAATGTTGTATGAAGATAGCCAAATTACCCAACGGTGCTGAGTTAAGGTTCCCTGAAGACACATCTGATGATGTCATCAAGGACACGGTTAAGCGCGTCCTGGGTGTGAGGGAGGGGCCGGTCCTTGAGGATGTGATTGACCAGTTTGGATCTGCACTGACCGAGCGCGAAAAGGTTGACTTTTATGGTCCGGCGATCAAAGAGCAGACGAAGGCGACAAGGGACTCGACAAAGAGTATCGTGTCGGCGATCAAAAAGCTGAGTGAGAAGAAACAAACTGACGCCTACGGACCGGCTATGCAAAAACATGGTGGTATCATCGATAAGGTGGCCATGACTGTAGCTGGTATATTTGTTAAAAACTCTCAGGAAGATAGGAAGTCCGCTAAGGAGTCAGCTAAGGAACTCACGAGGCAGGTGGTAGTATTATCTAACAATGTTGAAGTTTTGACTTCTCATATTACCAAAAATGCTATAATGTTGTCTAAATCGCAAGACCAGAATACTACTGCTGTTCGTGAGCTCGTCGCGGCATATAAAGCACCCCGGAAAGTGGTGCGTGATGCCGATGGCAAGATCAGCAAAATTGACTAACA